AACTGAAATTATATCTCGCTTCGCTTGACCGAGAGCCTGTAACAAGGGTCTAATACTTTCTTTGTCATTAGATTCTTTTTCAAAAAGTAAAAATCTTGAAGAAGAATCTCCAAGTTTAGGCCAAAGTGCTTTAGACACTTCGACCCTTAGTTGTTCTGCGAAAGAGTCAATGGCGACTACCTTTTTACCACCAGAAACTTTCTTTATTTTTCTTCGCAATTCAAGCGCAAGAGTTGTCTTACCCGTTCTCATTCTCCCTGCAATTCCGATAATCAACATCACAGCCACCCCTTTGAACCTATTTTCTTCGACGCACCATTCTGCGATATTAAGTGCGTAACTTCATTCTCAGCAAAGCACTTAGGACAAGTTTTCAAAGCCATAGCCTGTTCATTAGTAAGCATCTTTTGGTTAGGCGGAATAGGTTCTCCGCAGTCATAAAAAGAGGCTTTATCCAAACCAGTATCTTTGTTGGATTTGTGAAGGTATCTTTCTCCCATGTATCAAACGAAAGGTTATACTCTAATAAACCCTATCCTTTTCTAATGCACACCAAACACTCATCCATGTCCGGCATATACCTCATCTGTTTGCACTTAGGGCATCTTTCGCACTTTTCCTTCAGAGAATTACTCATACTTGAGAATGGCATCGTCAACTGAATATCTTCTTCTGTCCGTATTAAGTTCCTGTCAACATCAAACAGCATGTTTCTAACGGTTGTTCCGTTACTCAATTCTATCTTTGTGTAACCCACGCTTACTATTTGCGCATTTTTGCTTATGAGAGCAGAAAGACTGGATTCGCTCGGAACCTCTCTGAAAAGACCTTGTTCGTGTAGTTTTTCTGCGACTTGAAAACGACTTAGTTCACCGTTGTTGAATAAGATGCGCACTATTGTTCTGCGCAACTTAGCATTATTCTTTGTCACGGTGTATGTCCTGTTAGAAAAGGTATATTAATCATCGCCCAACGACATATACATCGAGGCATTTGTCATACCTTCTGCACTTATGTTGTCGTGACTAACTATTCCTTCGCTAAGAGCCTTTTGCGTATAGTAAATTGGCGCAAAGTATGCGTATAAAAGATAGCAAAAAATGTAAAACACAACTGATAATCCAAAAAGAGTTCCGTAATTCATAACCAACCATCACCTTGCTGTGTTTTCTTCATACCATTCGGTAGCAGTTCCTTATTCGTGTTGCGTAGTGAGTTTGCGCTTTTGGTATCGCATTTTATGATTGACTGCCAGTGAATATCGCTCAATCTTATACCGTTGGGCAATTCTTCTGCGCTTTTCTTTTTCTTCGGGTAGTTCATTCTGCGCACCGGCTTGTGTCCGAAGTTGATAAGCGCACTCTGAAAAGATTCTGGAACATGAGTAAATCCGTGAGCAAGATTTCTCCAAAGGCGTATGTCTTTGTTGTTTGCCCGCAGAAAAGACAACATCAACGGGATTGGTATTCTTGCGCATCTATCAAGAGTTTTTGCTCTGTCATTCCAACGCATAGTAGCATCTATGTCTCTGATGTAATCATCTTTGGAAAATTTACCATCGAAAATCACTGATTCATTTTTGACCTTTGGTGGGGTTTCGCAAACAACCACTAATCTATGCGCAACATAAGGTAGCCAATCAAGATAAGTTTTGGCTTTGGGTTTTCTGTCGTGAACAATAACAGTCAGTCCTTCGCATCGAGGGTCTGCTGTAATCTCATTGCCTTCGATGTAATTGCCGACTCTGTATTTTTGCGCATCATGCGTGAAAATGACTACGCCCATCCCATTCACCCAATCTTCTGTATTGTTTAGTGCCGTTCACCTTTCGGGATTCTAATGCGCCTTTCAGTTCAAGAATAGTAAGTGCTTTTCCGACTGCGAACACGCTGATGTGACAGTGGTTTTGAGGCAACGCTTGTATTGCTCTGGGTAAAAGCGCATCTGCGCTGAACCAATCAATACTATCATCCCAATCTTGCACTGCTCTCTCCACTGCGAATTTCCTGTATGATTTTCCACTCATAATACCACCCCATGCTTTTCATCATAATAACAATCAACGCACATTCCTTCTATGTTATCGTCATTCATGGTTGGACGCTTGCACTTCTTGCACTCCATTACTTCGGCCCCCAATCGCCTGCGTTAACCATCAAATGTCTATCGTCAGAAGTTTCGACTCTCAAATAACCCTTTGCTTTAGGGTCATCTGAAATAGTTTTAATTTTACTAATTACTGTATTGATACCAACATGCTCAATATGATTAGGCGACCAGTCATCATCACAAACTACAATGCTTGTGAAATCAACAACGCAAACAAGTCCTTTACTCATCTTCTTCCCTCTCGCATAAATCCATAAATGAGTCGTTCATATAAACCCACCGGCTGAAACGCTTAAATTGATGCTCACTTAGATGCCACATTTCACGAACCACCGTTGCACTAACACGGTATCTGCCACTGAACCAACGCAACCCGTCTTTGGTAAGAATAGCAATTAGACCATCGTTAAACATGCGCTCAACGATTCTGGGAAACTCCGATTCGGGAATTGGTCTGCTAATCATTTGATTGAAATGCGCACGCCATTGGATAGGTTCGCCTGCGCTCATTCGACCAACCTCATATATCCGCAATATTTCTTTTTACCATCAACATATTTGTGATGCGTATTATATCGGGCAACAGTAGTAAAACCGCAACTGTTACATGTTCTTTTAGCAGTTCTGCGAACAGAATAACCTAAGTTATCTCGACCACCGTTGTATGAAACGCCCATTAGTCAACCAACTCCCATTCTGCATCTTCAATAATTGTCGGGGCTTTCAGTGCGCCTATACGCATTTCAATTTGGTTCAACAACTTCGGTTCAGTGCGCAACACATCAACAAGAATACCCATCACACCGTTGACCTGCTGATGCGCAAGTAGCATCTGCGAATCAACACCGATTTCTTTCTTCAATGTGCCAATCAACTTAATGTTGGTATTCGCTTGAGCAACAAGACGGGTAGCAGTGGATAGCCATTCTGCGTCAATACCGTCTTTAGATTTCTGCGCTTCCCATTCATCAAGCCATGTCGTGATACGGGAGAATACATCTTCCGCCATATCAAGAGTAGTAATCGCTTCACTGCGAGCCTTTTCGACATCTTGCGCCTCTTCTGGGTCATAGTCCATGTGCGCAGTCATGTGTTCTTCAACTATTCCTATCTCCCAATTGTATTTAGATTCAAGATAAGCAGTAGTGATTCCGCCGTTGAAAACTTGTATTTCTAAATCTCTTCTATCTCTATGTGCGCACAGAGGACATTCGGGGGATTCTAAAATCCACTTCAAAACTTCGATAGCCGTAGCATCTTCTTCTTGCGCAAGCCTCTGTTCGATTAACCATTTACTCTTCATCACAATCACCTATGTAAAAATACAATTTTATTGGGTAATCATACCCATGTAAGTCGCTTGAAACCCCCATAACAGAGCCTATTCTCGGCTCTCTTGTTAATTTTTGCGCACCACTTGTTGCGCTTGTGGGAGAATATCTATCATACGGTAAGTTTTCCAACAGCCACCTCACAGTTCTCTCTTCTCCTGTTTCTTTCAGATACTCGACAACTCTTTCGACCCAATGAGAATAGCGTCTTTTCCTTGCGCTCGGTTTTGTGGGCTTTCTCACTCTGCTCATTGCTCAATCACCCCTCTCTGCGCCAAATCATATACTCCGTCACCGAGATAGACGAACCTTCCCTTCAAGTCGTTTTTCAGACAAGACATAATTGCTCTCGACATCGGGACTCCACAGCGCATAGGTTGGCCTTCTTTGTTAGTAGCCCCTGCAATCAAGTCCTTTTTGTGCATTGCGCCATGCCTTTTCATCTGCCTTTCGCAAGAATCTAAAAACGCTTGATACCTCTTGTGCTTTCGACCACTGATGTAATGTATTCTATTCTTTTTCATGCGCACGCACCTCATCAAATCCAAATCGGCACATAACGCCTTTGCGCCCTCTGCCTATCTTCTTAGGAGTAAATTCTTTGAACCACGCCTGCCCGACAAGATACTCTTCAATCCATCTTTTAGCAGAAGTGTAGTCGTTGCCGGTAATCAGTTTGGCTACCTCTTTCAACAGAGTTGAGCGAGGAATGTCTTTCTCCCAAAATGTAGTGCGAATCAAGCGAATGTCTTCATCCATCACATTTCTGCGCATAGCCAGTGAAGACTCAAGTATCTGTTTCAGCCTATCATCCAATTCGATGATAAGCAATTCTTTGTCAACCCAATCGCCCTTCATCATAGTATAACCGATAGCCAGTCTGCGGAATAAGTCACTCTCAAAACTGCGCACCGATTCCTGTAAAACCCACTGCTCAAACTCTTCCGAAAACGATAATCCTTGTGGCTTATTCGCAAAGACTTTCTTCTGCCTTTCGATGAACCACTTGCGCATCTCAATACCTTCTTCAATTAATTTAGCCCTTTCTTCTGCGCTTATACTGGCTTGAGCATTCTGCGCCTTCTTGTATTCTAATTCCTTTTCCGGTGACATTTCAATGTCAATAATGAAGAATCGTCTATCGAGACCGGATTCTAATTCAAATCTTGCAGGCTGTGTTCCGGCCCACATTGTATAACGAGTATTGTATCTGACCCAACCACTGCGCATTGATTTGTTGACTCTGCCACTGTCCAAAGATGTGAGCAATTGATTCTTCATGTCAACGCTGTGGTCTTTACGGGATGCGTCGGACATACTACTAAACTCTTCAAAGCAAAGAAATCCTCCGCACATGTGTCTCGCAATCGGGTTGCCCATAATCTGCCCCTCATCATTAACCGAGCCAAACATACCTGCTTCTGTGATGCTGTTTGCGCCAATCATGGTTCTGAATCCCTCTCCTTCGTCTGCCTTACTGTTCCACAAAAGTCCAGTGTGTTCAGCGCAAAACAAATCCAACAATACATTCTTACCAGAACCCTTTGCGCCTCTCATCAAAATGTGTATTCTTGTATCTGTAAGGCGGGATGCAGGCATGTATATCGGGTAGTCGCTATGACGCAAAGGACAATTGTCAATTACAAATGCGCCTTCGTCTGCGGTCAACGGGTCAAAGTCGCACATGTGGCACTTGTTCACAGAATTGAACATGTGTGCGCCGATGCTACAAATGAATATAGGAACTTTGTCTGCAACATCAACAAGATGGTTCATGTCGCAAAACCTTTGCACTCTGTCGAATATATCCTCCGTCATTGAAACATCACACCTGCATTCGATATTTTTGATTCCTCAATCTTTGCACCAATCAATTCTTTGATTGCTTCTAAAGCCTCCGAAGTTAATTCAGTATAAGTATCTTGCGCTCTTTTCGCTGAATAAGGAGGTATTGCGAAGCCGTCTTTGCGAAGCATGTCGCACATTTCTTTGAATTTTGCAGGCAAAATCTGTTTAGCGTTTGTGGCCTTTGCCGTTTCGGGAGGCATAACATACATTGCAGAATCAATGCCCATCATAGTGCCTATCTCAACCGGCAACCACGACCACATATCTTGAAGCGCATCAATCGTTTCTTCTTGTCCCAACTCTGCGCCTTTGATTTTTACGCATTCGTCTGGGAATGTAGTGTCTTCAATGTATAATCTGTTTAACGCAAATGTCGTTAGAGTCCCTATCTTCTTGACATTTCTAAAGCGCATAACAATATCTCTGATGGGCGGATAATTGAAAAGCCATTCATTACGCTGAACTGCCATCTGTCGGCTCACAATGGGAGGCGCATTTATGATTACAACCAATGTATCTTTGTATCTAAAGATAGACCACATTGGGTTGCCTTCGTTCAATATCCTGTGCGGTTTCGTTAGAACATGCTTTGAGGTAATGAAGCCGACCTTAGCCTCTTCATGAATCACTCTTCCCAACTCTATACCTAAGATAGAAGGCAAGTTGCTCGGTGACTGGCCGTTGATTATCAATAGATGAGTAGCAGTCAAGCATTCGGGTTTGATATAGAAATCTGTTTCTCCGACTGTGCTGAACATATAACTATCTGCCATGATACGGACTAAGTGGGTGCTTGGTATAAACCTACCTAATTCTTTTTACGGTTCTGAAAGAATTGAGAAAAAATAAATAGCACGCAGTCGCCCTTTCACGGATTATTTTTTTATTTCTTCTTATATGTTTGAAAGTTAATAATAAAGGTCGCCTTTAATTCTAAAACCCTAAGAATAATTGAAAGAATAAATTAAATCGTAACGCAGTGCGCCGTTTATTTCTTTCCTAATTCTTTCCGGCGACCAAAAAGAATAGATTGCCTGCTCTTGAAAACTCAATCTCATCAATCTCATTGAAACGCATTCCCGTTCTATCATCGAACCAACGCATAGCGCAAGGCGCAGGCATGTAGTCGGAGTCGCAAAGAGCATGATGAGTTTCTGCGATAGAAGAAATAATTGCTTGTGGTTCTGTGCGCTTGAACGAAGTATGTGGGCGCATGTCTGCACAGTCACCTTTTCCTAACACTACACTTGAAATCAAAACACTGGTTTCCAAATCAAACTATTTGCTTTCGCTCAACGATTGCGCAATGACTATCCGAGGGTAGTCTCCAACTACCAGTGAAGGCAACCAACTTATCTTGTCGTGCGTGCGCATAGGCAAACAAACGAACATAGATTCTCCCCACGACACAGGCGGTATCAAAACAACATCGGGGGTAGTTTGCGCTTTAATGTGTGTAGCGGTGTAGCCCGAATAAACCGAAGTTGAGTTTGGTTCGGGGATTGATTGTATTGCGCACTGAAAAACCAAAATGTCTGTTTGCGATTCCACTATGAAATCTTGCAGGTCTTGAGCAAACGGTTGCTCATGAACAAACTCGCCCTTCATACCTTGATTGACTACTGCCTTTGGCATGTTGGGTTGTATTGCGTTAATGAAATCCCAAACTGCGCTCTTTCCATCGAGAGCAATGCGATATTGTCCTACTTTCAGAATAGCAAAGGGCTGAAACAGTCTGCGCTTGCCTGCTCTGCGCCAACCAATAAAACGCTCAACAACAACATCTTCTGTCTTTGAAACTATCCATTCTGCGCAGTATCTAAACGGTTGCATTGGAAATGTCAACTTAACTTGTTGTTATAAATCTGCGCATCAAGATACATGATACTGAACGCCATACATGAAATCGTTAGTCCACCAGAACGGCGCACTGCGCCCCCTTTCCCATTTCGCTATGTTCTTTTTATCTCTGCGGTAAAACTCTCGATAGGCTTTGGTGGTGTTGGGCCAAACGGATTCATCAAGAAGGTCAAGGTTCTCTCCTTTGCTCTGATTAAAACAACGAGGCATCGGAGTCATTTCGCCTTCGGGAATAAGATGCGCCAACTCAAATAATTCTTCTATCTTCTCGGCGCAAAAATGCTCTTTGCCATATCGCTTTTCATACTCGATGGCGATAGTTGCGCCGTAATACATAGCCCAAAGATAATTTGCTCTTGAGTCACCTATCCACTTTGTCATCGGGTGATGTGGATAACCCCCTCTTAGTGGCGTTTGCGCTTTTGTAAGTGGCATCATGTCCGGTGTAGCACCGTGTCTAATCACCGCAGAGCCACCCATTTGATAGACTTCAACCAGTATCTTCATGTGCTTGTCGCATAGCGTGCGCCCAGACCTAAACGGGCAGGGGTTGCCGTTCTCATCTTCTTCTGTTGGAAACATATTCATTTTATTCACCTAATTAATTACCGTCAAAAAACCGAACCTTCTGCACTGTATGTTTTGGCAGTAATATGTCGTGAGTATATCTTCGTTTAAGTGTGTCGCTTTCTTTACGCACTTATCGCAAACGGGACAACGCTTTCGCTTTCTTCTCGGCATCCCCTTGATAGGATTCGCATTTTTGCGCTCAAAAACTCGGCGCATACTCAGTCCTCTATTTCCCTTGTGATGATTTCTTTGAAGTTGAAACCGAAATCTTTCAGAGTTGTCAAACCCTTCATGCTTTTTTGCGCTATTTCTGGGTCGTCACTTGTTTGTGATATTGATATTAGAACTTCTGCTAATTCTGAGATTGCGCACTTTGTCAAGTCTGTTATCTCTGTCAACTTTACTAAGTTTCTTTCTGCTATTTCTGCAACCGGCTCTATCGCACGCTTGAAATTCTCTCTCAATTCTCTCCAATCTAAATCTTCTGCGCTCATTTATTTTTCACCTCCTTCTGTTTTCTTTTTGAGATAATACAAGCGGTCATGCAAACGACTTGTGCCATATTTGATTATCCATTCTAACTGCTTATCTGTCATTTTCTTCATCGCTTCCATGCAAATAGTTGTAAGATTTTCTTCACTCATTTAGTCCCACTCCTTAGTCGGGTCGTCATCATAGTCTCCGGTCTTCAACAAATAATCATCAAGGCAACTAACCACTTCGTCTTTCATATCTTCGGGCGCAGACTCGATTTGTCCGGTATATGCGCCCCCTAAGTCCTTTGTTACTGCCTTTGTGACTATGTCAGACCATCCCAAAGGAGTAAGGTCGGTGACTAAGGCAATCGCTGTAAAGCCTCCACTGCTTGCGCTTGTTTGCTCGCTGTCGTCAAAAATCGGGTGAAGGTTTTGGACTTCTGAAATCAACTTTATCATGTAAGAAGCACGCCTTTCTGAACGGGTTTGCGCACTCTCGTTGGCATAATCTTTGATTACATTGACTCCGAAATTGTCAAACATGTTGCTTCTAATCCTCTCTATATACTCTCTGTTGAAGTATCTCGATTCTTCCCCACCGTCACCGTCTAACCTAAGTTGAACATGACGACCAATCCCCATGTGAACAGTGAGCCACATAGCGATTTCATACGCATCAATCTCATAATCTTCTTTCAGAATGGTTACGCATATATCAATACACTCTTGCATCTTCTGCGCATTCTCGTCTGAAAGGGCTTTGAATGCACTGGTTCCGTCTGATTTGAGAACTCCCAAATCGGGATTAACAACCATTCTATTCTCAAGGAAAAACATAAACAAGTCAACCGCTTCATTGACTACTTCTTTCATGTTATTCATTCATACACCCCCTCTTCATAGCCGAAGATAGGCAACATGTGACTTTGAAAATACTCCTTGCGCAACTCAAACATACTGAGTCCCGTCATAGTTTCAAAAACTGTGCTTTGGTTTGCTTGATAATCGAGTTTGCGCAGTTTAGCAACAACGACCCCGACAATCAAATTAGGTGAATGCTCGGGTGATTTGTTATATGCGCAGTAGGTTCCCAGAGGGTTGAATTGTAATTGTTTGGCCTGCCCATCTTCATCACACCACAACTCTTCGACTTCAAAGCAATCGAATGTGTCTTCTGATACCCTCAAGAAGAACGGCGTTCCTCTTGAAAAATTGCAGTTCTCAAAATATCCTCCGACCTTCTCTTGAAGTAGTTCCATCGTTATGTCCTCGTCATGCGAGATTACATTAGTCTCGCCCGACGGCTTAATTTCAATCCATGTTGTTTGAGTCATTTTCTTACTCTCCTTGATACTCCCATCGAAACCAGTGATATAAACCTTATCAAAAGATTTCTTCTGTTTGACTTCGGGCTTTCTCGGTCTGCGGTGAATGCGTTGCTCATTGTTTCGCCTCCCATGTCTTTTCACCCAATCGTCTGCTCGCCACCTGTCTGCGCAACCCCCTTTGAATCTTTGCGTAGTGTTCTTCCGCCTTCACCTGCTTCAATTCCTTCTTAGCCTGCGCCAATTCATTCTCAAGTCGCCATATTTTTGCTTGAATCTCTTCCCTTCTTCTCAAGCCTTCTGTTCTCTTCTCAAGAATTGCGTCAAAATCTTCTTGCGAATTGACGACATAGATTTCATGCGGTATTGGTGGTTGCGCAGATAGCAAACATTTCTTTGCGTATTCATTAGCCTCATTTCTTGCGACTGTTGAAGGTCTGTTCACTGTGCCGAATGAGAATATGGTGAAGTCTGCGCCATCTCCAACATCAACAACGACTGCGGGAAATTGCACCATCACTCATCACCTCCGTAATACGGGTCTAACTTTGGGTTAGGTATTTGCATCCATGAACCGGCGAATTGCGCCTCAAATGAAATGTTCTCAACGAAGTCGGGGTCTTTGAGCAACAACAACGGCTTTGTATAATCTTGCGCCTGCTCTGCCTTCTTTAATTCTTCAAACATAGTTTGCGCTTTTTCATCTGACAACTCGACCCAATACAGAACGGCGTGCCTGTGTCTGTTGCAGTTTGCTCTCATTGCTACGGGCGAAGGCGCAGAGCCTATTTCCTCAACCTCAAAGAAAGAGTCAATTCCGTATGCGTCTGCGATTCCGCAGTATATTTTGCTCATTCCTGTTCACCTACCATTTCCACCAACGCTTCAATACCAAATCGCTCAACCATTAGGTCAAGGTGCTGATTCGTTTCTTCAAGCAACGCTCGTAGTCGCTTAACTTCTTTTATCAAGACTTCAGTATGATGCTTCTTATCGGAAGTCATTTCCGCCTTGAATCCAATCAAATAATTCAATGACTTGTTCACTTCATCTGTATCACTCATTCTATCAACTCCTTGATTCCGTTTAACATTCGGCGCAATCTGATTATCTCATCATGTTGCTCTCTGTGCGCCTTTCTCAATTTCTTGATTTGTGCCTTTGGTGTGCAGTCTGCGCAGTGAGGGCTTGTTCCAGTTCTGTGAGGGTAATACTCCTTTGTGCATCTTTCTCCATCTTCATTCTCAAAACCGCATACTTCCCACGCATCACGCAATCTGAAACCGACCATGTGCGCTCTTTGTGATGCTCGCTCTTTGTCAACTTCATAAAACTTAGACGGGTCTCTATATGTTTCTTCGCTCATTCTTCTTCCTCTCCTTCATATTTTTCTCCGCAATCAAGACATTCTGCGCCATCTAAAGTCTCAACATAGTTGATGTGTTGGCAGGGTGCAGGTTTGACCTTGCGCACCCATAGCGCACCGTCGCCGTTAAGCAGGCTGATGCAGTCAATCTCATCATGGGAAAGTGTGTGGTATCTGCCAATTCTGCCGTCGGGCAGGTTGACAATTTCTGAATGTAAAACTGCGCACCATTGACCGCCTAATTCATCGGGCAGTCTGATGGTGTCATAGTCATGTGTTCCGACGAAAGTGCCGTTGCGCATATTGATTACACCGCTACCGTCAGTCAATCCGGCAGGGTTGCCGAACATGTCAACATCTTCAACAGGCTCGCCCCATTCGTTTCTGCGCATCAGTTGTTCACCCCCTGCGTCAATTTGTCTATGCAACAAAGTCCGATGTGCATTTTTTGTGGCAATGCGTCACGCATTTTGTGGGTGGATGGCGAACCGACGGATGCCCTCGATTCGATTATGATATACTCGGCATGACTGCGCTCTCTCCCGAAGGGTTTGTTCAGTGCCTTACCGCACATTGAGCAAGCACACCAAAGGTTTGAGTCAACCCATTGTTGTTGTGCGTCATGCGCCGGATTGAGACGACTCCTAAAGTTTGGTTTGCTCATTGGTTCACCCCCCTGCTCTGCATAGCACTGCGCACAATTTCAGCAATGTCTGCGTCGTGCTTTTCTTTGATTGTTGTTTTCTTAGATGGTGGAATAACTGCGCTTCTCTTGTTGTTTAGGATGCGCACCTTCTTCTTAGAAGAAGGGGATAATGTAACTGAGGTTGCTTGCGCATTAGTCATAACAACCAGAATGTGATTCACAGAGCAAACCAAAGTTCCGGTTTGAATCTCTTTCATATCTCTGCCACACGCAGGGCATACGCCTGCGCAGGCTTTGCCTTTCAAGCGAACCAGTATATCAGAAATGCCACCGTCGGGCCTCTTGCATAGAACTCCTACGGAGTCTTCACCTGCAAGGGATAGAACCTTGACCGGCTCATAATCCGCAGGGATTTCTCTAACATTCCTCAAGAAGTCTGCGCTCATTGTGATGCCCCCTTTTTGCTGTGCCTTCTGAAGTGCTTCTTGAAGGGGTCGTTACCTAATCTCTCTTGTGGTCTGTCTCTGCGCCCTGCGTAGGGTAGGTCTATCTTCTTGATTTCCCACACCATAGGACTTGATTTCAATTCTTCTTCGCTGAAGTAACCGAACTCTTCTTCAAATCCTTGAACGAATCCAAAATGAACCCCGTCGTCGTTTAATTCTGTTGCGAACCAATACCATCCGGTCATTGATTCCCAACCTTTCAAAACCTTATACCGCTCGCCAAATGCGTCAATAAAAAGTCCTTCGCCAAATGTTCTTAGTGTAGCCATACTTTATGCCTCCTTGTTATTTCCGATGCTTAACCTGTTTATAACCCTTGTGCGATTCTTAGTTTCAACCGCTTCGATTAGCCATGCCATAAGCAACGGGAAAATAATCAAGTAAATGGATGCGCCCAAAATATAGAGAATGAAACTCATTGCGCATCACCTCTTGAGCAATCGCATGAATGCTCATTGAATCCTTCAATCATGCGCTTCAATCCTTCGGGGGTATCAACTAAGGCAAGTTGCGCCATAGGGATTGCGATTAGCGCAAGGTCTTGCGTTTTTGGATGCTTACCCATATCTGAAATGAATGACGCAACTGCGTTCTGTGGGTCGTGGGGCAGATAATCCAAAGCCCTCCCTTTAGCCCACTTCATGTGGGATGCTCTGCAAGTGCCTGCGCAAGCGTGGCAGTCGTCTTGATGAGATTGGGTGCGCTGTGGTGTTTCGTTTTCGGCAGGTATAGCAACATTGTTGACAGGAGGGGAGTCAACGCCGTCAGAAACCGCCACAGACGCATTATTGAGTAGGAACTCGGTAAGTGTCGAATATACCCATGCTACGCAAATGATGAACAGCAAGCAGAGCAGAGTTTCAAGAGTTGCGCTAATCAAGCGACCAACTCCTTTGATTGAATGAACATATCAAAGATTTTGATTTTGTCCTCGTCAATGTTTTCTTTGATGATTCTCTCAAAAAAGCCCAAGAAATCATTTGCGCTTTTGCTACACCATGCGACATCTCCCTCAACTGGTTTCGATATAATGTGAAACTCAATTTCTTTGCTGTGTATGTCCGGCATACCTTTTAGAACTGCGTTCTTTAGGATTTTTAACCCGTATATGTGGTGTGTATGCTTGAGAGGCTTAGAGTAAAAGTCAATTGCCTTTTTCAATTTTGAAATGATTGCAGGGTTTCCGTCAATCGCATAGCGCAGAATTATCTTATTGACCCACTTGCGCTTAGGTATAATGACGAAGCCAATATCAAACTTAGTGCCGTCAATCTCTTTGCGCACTATGGACTGCGTTATGTGCTTCGGCTCAATCGGCTTGCTCATTTTCTTACCCATAATATAGGCCTCATGGGTATGGCGCAGAACTCTCATGAAACTCTTATGCGCCTCCCAATCACCATTTCTTCTGATTTTTCCACTGCGAGCGACTTCGATTTGGAACTTGTCTTGAACCTCTTTGGACTCTAAGCACACCGGACAGATGTGCGCAGGCTCGGCAAGTGGAACTCTATCGTTGTTATACATGTAGTGCAGTTTAGCCATTTCGTCAACGGTATATCGCCATGTGCAGTTTGCGCATGGCTTTACTTCGGGGTTCTCTGGTAGCCAGTTTGGTTCTCCACTCATCTCAATCACTCTCCCACACTTTTTCAATGTCCTCTATGCGCTTGAATACAAGCCACTTACCGCCGTCAACTCTCTTGACCCAATAACCTGCATCCTTGATTTGCTGTTTGCGCTGTTTCCATTCATCCCAAAACTCTGATGTTGCGTTTGCCCACCATACGGTGCGCTTTTTAGCCATCTTGAATTTTGCGCCGAAGGCATCCATTTCTTGATAAACGAACCTCGGTTCTTCGTGATACTTGACCTCGACCTCATCAGAGTTAATGCACACATTGACAGTTTGGGCATAATTAACTGCGCAGTCTAACGCTTTATCGAGTTTTAATGATAGATTCTTTTGAAACCAACATCGGGAATAGTGGAACCTTGACTTTGATTCTTTTACTATGTGCGTGATATACAAGGTATAGAACTGCTCTTTTTCGCCCGTTCTGCACACATGAAGAACGGTCTTGCGCCAGTCTTCGCCGTTAGGCTTGACAATCTTAGAGCCTCGGCTGTAAATCGTTTCGTTGTCCTGTGGTGCGCTCATTGTAATTCCTCCATTGTAGTGATTGCGCTTTCAAGATTGGTATGCGCCTCGTCAACTTCTGCGAATGCTTCTTCAAGTGCGTTCATTGCTTCTTCGATTGCCTCTCCCATAGGAGAGGATTCAAGCCCACGCTCGCACATGTTATCGTATTTCGATTCCTCGTCTGAAACCATCTCTTCTATTGCACTGCGAAGGTCTTCGAGAACTCCCAAAGCATTCTGCGCAGTCTTCGCCAATTTTGCTATCTTTCTTCTATCGCTTGCGTTCATTGTGTTCCACCTCTTACTATGATTGTGTCGCCTTTTGAAACCATGAATGTCAATGGCATGGATTGCGTTTCGTTGGCTACATCTTCAACGAATTGCATCAGAGTTTCAGTATTCAACTCGGTTTCTTCCGGCATAATATACACCACTGTTGACACTTCCATAGTGTCGCAGTGTTGCATTTCTGCACTGAATAAGGTCGGCTGTTCGTCGGACTGTGGTGGGTCGGTGTTGCTATCTCCCATGCACTCCCCTATCATATAGAGGGATATAAACCCCCTACTTGATTGACTCGTTGAAATGGTGATTTTGAAGGACTGGTTTCGACTCCGTAAAATATCAAAATAATTCTGTATTAACTTCATGCGCATATAGGCACACCGAGACCGATTTTTTCTGCGCCGAGCAATTTTTTTTCAGAGCGCACTTTTTTTTCGGTTTGGGTTTTTGGTCTGGGAAATCTGCTCGGATAATTTTCAAGGCTTGCGCTGATTCGATTTTGAAAAATTGCGCCAATGAAGAAAAATTTAGCGCAAAAAAATAAAAAAATGAACCGTTATGCCTTTCAGTGGGCCGATTTGACACGGTTCAACATCAAATCGTTATGCCCTTTTTTTAGTTTATTTTCACCTCCAACTTGCTCGCAGTCTATCGTTTTGCTCAAATGTATGGCTCAAGAACATCAAGAAGCGCATCCACTGCCTTTTCAATCTCGCCGATGAAGCCGTTAGACTCTGGGACATAGCGCAGTATAGCGAAATTGGTGATTGACGGTATGAGTTGCTCAAGGTATTTTGCGCTTGTGTCGTTCATCTTCAATGAACCGCCTTGACCTCTTTCCTCTGCTTTTCTGCTGTTCCTGCTTGCGTGGTTATTGACTGCGAAAACCGCAGTTCTAAAACACCATGAAGAGGTTAGGTTCATCAGCGCACTGGTCGCCATTTTCTCGCCTGCCTTCTTGATTTTGCAGACAAATGTATTGGTGCTTGCGCCGTTTCCGTAAGTCCCACTTGAATGAGTATATCCAAACAGTTCAACCGAGTGGCCTAATTTTTCAAGGCACTCAACCGCAATACTGGCAACGACTCCCCTAATGCTCAAAACCTCTGCGTTAATGTGGCTCAGTGCATTCATTTGAACGCCGATACCAATAACTTTGGTAGGCTCGTTTTGAATGATTTGTTCTCTCATAAATTTGCGCTTTCCTGCAAAGATTCTATCAAGGTTCAAATCGCCTTTGATGTCACTCCATCGCTCGGATTCAACCAAAATATTGCGTATTGCATTAGGCAGTGCATTAACAACAGCCTGCTTGATTTTTTCTGGTGCTTTTGATGGGTGAACAATCAACTGGTCGTATAGGTCTTGATATGTTCCGCAGGTCTTTCTCAATTCCTTTGGGACACCTAACCATTCAGCGTGGCGTATCTTCTTTTCACCGTTCTGAGGGTTCTTCTTAATCACCTCATTGCGCAAAAATTTGTTCAAGTGAAGTGGGCTTTCAAAGAAGTTGAACTTAGACCACCCTTCAACCTCAAGGAATTGAACGCCGTTCATCGGTTTTGGGTTGCGATTTTCCTCAAGCATTACTTTGTTAGGGAAGACCTCAACTTTCTTGCCCTTCTCCATAGTTTCTGTGTCTGCGTTCCAGACATATTCATAGATTGGATTGAACATTTTTTCACCTCGTTTTATTTCAGAATTTGCGCATATTTTCAAACTGTTTCATTAGCGCAGTGTCCCGATTATGCGCCACCCCACGCACTTGAAAAGTCAAAGGTAGGGACTTCGGTAAATCCGGCCTTGAATGCGTTTTCCTCTCCCCATTGGGAAGCGATATTATACAGCGCATATTCTTGAGATATACCGGCTTCAATGTCATTGCGTGCAACGATTATAGAACGGTATGAGATAATTGCTTCATCAAGTCCATGTGCCTCAAATGCGTTTCTCATGTCTCTGAACTTTTGCGCCAGTTCAGCACTTCCGGCGATTGAATCTTCAATTGCAGGGTCGTAATCAATGTGGATTTTCCGACCTGTGAAACGGTCAAGAGTTGCGCCGTCTTGCTGTCTTGTGGCCGAGTATTTTCCGCTTCCACCGTTGCCCTTTGTGTTAGCAGTGCCAACAATAACGCAAGCCGGATGGCGCACAATTTTCTCGCCTTTTGGAGTATATACGAACCCATTCGCTAAGATTGCATTCAATGCGCTCAAAGTTGATTCATGAAGACGGTCAATCTCATCAAGACAAATTATTCCACCATCACGGAAAACGGGCAATAGTGCGCCGAGAATGAAGTCCCATTCGCCGGCAGGCCTTCCGCTTCCATCATCAAAGAATCTCGGACTTTCACGGCCTAACAACTCTTGAGATTGGATGTCTTTGTTACAACTGAGAATGAACACATTCTTCTCAACTGTGGCCTTCTTCAAGCCCATTTCCTTGAACCATCCACCGGCTTTCAATAGTCCGAATAAATCCACACAAATGCGAGTTTTTCCGGTTCCGGCATCACCCCATAGATACAGATTATTCTCATTGCGTGTCTTCATGATATAGAACAGCAATTGAGTCATCTTGTGGTGTTGGACTCCTTCAATCTTGATTTTCTCGCCCTTCATAGGCTTGATTTCAAGAAGTGTCGGCTTGCTGATTTTGCTTAACTGGTCGTTGATTTGGTCGGCAAACTTCTCTTGAATTTGCGCCGTTTCCTCATTGACAATTCGACGGACTTCCGCTTCATCAACTCCACCCAATTGAGCAATTAATTCAACCAATTGAGACCCCTTATCTCCTTTGATTTGTGTCTTAATTTTCTCTGCGACCTTTGGCGCAGTCGGCTCATTTGGTTGGGTTGCCGGTTCCGGTTTTGGCTCTGGAACGGGGTCGGTTTTTGGCTCAACTTTTGGGGTTGGATTTGCTGAAATCTTGACCCATGTAATATGGGCGCATTCTCTGCAATGTGCCTTATTTTGAGTATATCCGGCGTAAGGAAGCATTGCTTTCAATTCACCTTTGGTTATCTCGCATTTGCAGGAAATGCACTTAGCAGGATTTGACTTTGAATGACTGCGTATTTTGTAGCCTTCCGCTTTACATGCTTCTAATTCTGCGCTCAAGTGCATTTTTCCAACTGCTAAGAATGGCACACTGAAAGCCAGTTTAGGCGCAAATATGGAAACTACAAGGGCAAGGAAAATCGGCGCAATTAATGCGCTTAACGATTGACTGCGGGCCTGTTTGGTAATGATTTCATCAGCCTTTAGACCTATGATTTCATCAGCGCATTGGTCGCAGTGTGCCTTTTTGGTGTGCATATTTTCGTATTTCATCATGTGCTTAGTTTCTCCTTGATGGATTGAAACCCCACATGCAAAACAGTCAACTGCTCGGCTTTTTGCGTGTTTCCTCGTCGTAATTTCAACCTCTTCAACGGTTGGATAATAGTAACAATCGGCACACTGCGCCGGATTTAGTTCTTCATCTATTGCATATCCATGTTCTTCAAGGCATCCACAATCGGCACACTGCAAGCCTGTTTTGATTTCAACCGTGTCATTTTCCTCGGTTGAATCGTTAGACTGCGTGCCATTTAGCACCCTTCTAAGAAGTGCGCCCTTGAGATTTTTGCGCTTGCTTGCTAATTCTAAACGGTGAACTGCTCGCTTAAACGCATGTCTGCTCATTGGTGGTTTGAACTCTGGGAGTTCTGCCATCGGCTCACTGGTCTCCATTACTGGGGTCGGTCGTTCTTCATGCTGATTGATTGCGATTGCTACAACTGGCGCAAATAAGCCAACTGCGAGCAATACAATCATAATTTTGGTTACGATGTTCTGCAACATTACTATACCTCGCTTTACTCCTTATTCCTTCAGGTTATAACCGATTTCGGTTGAAAGTGGCGCAAAAATTGGATGCAGGGGTGGATAAACTACATATAAACTTCCTTGCAGTCCCTCGATTTACTTTTTACACCACTTTTTTGAGTAAAACCGTTGTATAGAGAGCCATAAGCCTCGCAGTATCACGGTTTCAGCGAAATGGCGCATCTTCAGCAGGCTCTCAGTCTATCGTTTTCAAGATGCAGTGCAACGGTTTTTTTCCAGAATCTTGACAGCCTCGCAGTGTCACGGTTTTGAAATTGCGCCGGAAAAAACAGCCTCGCAGTCTATCGTTTAGGAGTCGGCTCAATTCGGCGCATTTCGGGCTATTCGATGGACTGCAAGCCTGTTGAGATTCTCTGAGCAGAGCAGGCTCTCAGTGCCACGATTAGAAAATGAAAACGCAACACTGCAAGCCTGTTAGGACTAAGAGCAATTTTCCATTTTTCCGGTTTCCGTCACCGATTGCGCCGATTTTGGCAATTTCGCCGGATTTCACTAAATGGGACACTGCAAGCCAATGATGTCCGAGAAAAACAGGCCGATAGGGGCCGTCGGTCTCGCAGTCCATCGAATGCAGAGCAGTATAACGGTTTGAGATTTTGTCGGCTTCTCAGTCTATCGTTTAGAGTTTGAATTACCGGATTTCGACTTTGGATTTCGGTCTCTCTGAAAAACGCAGTGCAACGGTTTTGAAAATCACGGCGCAAAATGATGATGCAAGAAGGCGAGATATGAAGACTGCGAGGCTGAAATTTTGAGCAATTTTTTTGATTTTTTCAACTGTCAATTTTTCAGTGCGTCGTTTTTCAATAGTGGATATTACTCAATTTTGCTCATTTTGCTCATTTCCGTAAAATTACCATAACAGCGCAAAAATTACCGGAATCGAGAAAAAAGGGTGCTGATTTATGAAAATATACGGTAATTATGGAAGTCGGGAGGGTCGCAGTCTATCGGTTTTCAATCAATGAAGTCAATTTGAAAATCAACCACTGAATTATCAAAAACGCATCACTGGAAGCCTATTGTTTGACGGTAGGCTCTCAGTCCATCGGTTTCAAACGGCGCAATTTTGCCAACAATCGAACAAATCAGCAGAGATATGACTCAAAACAGGCTCGCCGTCATTCGATTTTACAACGGCCTATTTTCAACCGACGACCTCCATTTGCGCAAAATGGCTTGCAGTGCATCGAATAGATAGTATCAATAATGTTCAGAAAAGACCGATTTTGTCAAAATTAATAAAATTGCGCTGAAAAGTAATAACAGGCTCGCAGTCATGCGTTTTTTTGCGCCAAAACCTATGCGCACTGACGGCGCACGCAACGCCAACCACCTCAAAAAATTACCCATATTTTTTCCAAATTGCGTTTATAAACTAAAAAAACGGCACAAAACGCCTATTTCTTGTTATTTTTTTAGATTTTTTTCCCGTAGTCCACTGTGATGCGTCTAAAGTGCCTCCAACGACTGCTAAACCGCCGTTTGTGGCCGTTTTTATTTGGTCTATGGCGTGCGCAAGTGCCATTACAGTGTCGTTATGCTTACCTTTGTCAACTATATCGCCGTTTTTCCATACATGTGACTCTAATTCGTCAAGTAATATGCTCATAACACGCCTTGTTTCATCGTTTCCATAAGGTATAATGACTTTTTCTTGCTCAAACCACACACGAAGCCGATTTAACAGTCCTTGCTTGAGAGTTTTGTTAGATACTTTGCTCATTTTCATATTTAGCGTTAAACCATGTTGATTTATCAGTGATTGATACAAAGACTGAAACCCTGCGCTTTCAAAAGCAAAAATAGGATGCTTATATGAATCATCTAACTCTGCAATTATTTCAATTTGTTTTGCAGGCGGGAAATCGTTGCGCCTCCACATATTTACTATGTGAACATTGCCGTCTTTGTCTTGTCTTAGCACCATTGCTACCGTATAGTCCTTTCCTATGCCGTGAGAAGGGTCGAACCCAACAACATAATCGCCTTCATGCAATTTATTTTTTTGCAGTATAGAATCCATACTAAGATTTTTTCTGGTAATGCTTTGTGGGAAAACTGCGCTATCGTCGTCAACTACCTTACAAAGATATTCTTGCGCAAAAGCCAACTCTCCAATTGCTTCTTTTTGCTCAAGTAAAAACTCAAGAGGTCTTTCAGAAGGCCATAAACAAACAGGTTTTTCATTGTCTGGGTCATTGCGCCACTCATCATAATTTACAATTGCGCCTTTTTGCCATGTTTCCCATGCGTCGTTGTTTAACATTTCAGTATGGTAAAGGTCATTCATAGACATTGGTGTTCCGACACAGAATAAACAAGTTTTAGGTGACAGCATAGGTGTTAGTTTTTTTCTAAACCACTGTTGGTATGTGTCATAAGACATATCATTTTGGTCGTCAATAATATCATCAAGAGCAATTGCTGCCGGATGCTCACCACGAATACCAGAACCAACTGATGTAGCCTTAATCCATGCGCCGTTTGTTAAGCGCAATTCAAATCTATTACCTTTTGTTGTATCTATTTTTTTAGATAATTCGGGATGCCTTTTTAAGTCTTGGCGTATTTCTTCAAGACGATTCATAGCAAGGTCTTTATTTGCAGAAAATAACCAAATAGTAAAAGGTTTGCCACGCCACTTTTCAAAAAGTAACATGTGTAGTATTTTTACACGAAGAGTTGTTGACTTACTATGGTCTCTGGGCGCAATAATACAAACACGATGAACTTGCTTACCTTCGGTATTTCCATATAATTCTAACCATTCACCTATATGGTCGCCCCATTTGTAGCCAAGCCATTCATAAAAATGGCGTATATCATAGCGACTACGCTCAAGATGAAAGGTTGTCATTAAGCGAACCATTTAGATTTATCCCTCCTTTATTAAAAAACGGGATTCCGCAGTATTCTGCTAACTTATACACTAAGTTTTCAATTTCATCTCTTGTTAGCATAACGCCGAGTATTAAGTCTTCATCTGAAAGAAACATATTTACTGCTACGCAATCTTCGCCCATATCTGCAAATCGCAACTCTTTGTCGTTACTCATCCATATAGGCATTAGGTTCTCTCCCATTAAGTGTATTTAATAATCTTAAACCATGTCTTAGGTCTGTAAATGCTTGAATATCTCTTGTCTTAGAGCAAAGAATTACTATTGGGCTTGTTGGTCTTTCTCTTGGGAAACCACACATTTCTCCAAACGAATCAACAATTTTATAAGCCCCCGGTCTTACAGACCATCTTTCAACTGCATGTCGTGTAAATGGCACAACAGAAGGTGTATGGTGGTGTCCTATTACCCCAATATCAAAATCACACTCTCCGTCATCCCACATTTTTTTGACAACACGGCTTGGGTCAAGATTTGAGTTACCTCTGCGCTTATGTCTAATTGATAAATGATATGCTACTTCGCCGTGAACTAATTTAATATTTAATTCATAAGGATGATATAAGATTCCATTACTGGAAGCAAGTTTCTTTAGTGGGTCATAATCTGTCATACCGGCAGTCCAAAGGTCATGATTGCCCGCAACAATAGCCATTAGTGAATCTTTACTCATATTAATATAGTGTTCGCAAAGTTGCCACTGAATAGAAGGGGGGATTGGTGCTTTCATAGCAGGTCGTGGTTTGTCAATAACAAAGTTATCAATATAGTCACCGGCATGAATAACATAACAATCGGGATTTTTAGCAATTAATTCTGTATCTTTGCGCAAACGCTCATGGTCGCAGAAAGGATTGCCGATATGTTGGTCGCTTTGAAATGCTATACCAATATATCTATCACTATCATTTACATGAATTGTAGCCCATCGAGCATCTTCTGTTGCCAAAATAGCCTTTTTAGATTGTTTTTCAACTGCATCCCAAAGACTTTCTAAACTACCGGACTCTTTTTTCAAGTGTTCAACAATAAAGTGTGGAGTTTCTTTTTTAGTTATAGCATTTCTTTCGTAGGCTCGTCTAATTCTATTTTCCCAACCAACACAAGAAATTTCTGGAAACCTTCTGTTCATAAGTCTTGCTAATTCTAATTTGCTACCTTCAAACTCTAAAGGAATATGCGCATTATAGTCAATAACTTCTATATCTGTAAATATTTCTGGTTCATCTTCTTTTAGTATTCGTAGTCTCCAACGATGTGCTTCTGGGTTCATATCTGTAATAATGCCGGCCATATGCCTTGCGAATGCAGCAACATTACCATCATAGTTATCCATTTGCTCAATTACTACCTGCCTATACTCGTCAGACTTCATTGATATTACCTAAGAGCATTTACCTTTTAATAGTTCCCTCAAATTAATTCTTTTTAGGTCTCTGAAAGAATTAAAAAAGAAATAATCAACTTACTAAAAGCCTGTTTTATTTATTTTTTTATTTCTTCTTAGGTATTTAGAAAAAAAGCCCGCTATTTATTCTTAGTTAAATAATTTTAATACTATTAGAATAATTAAAAGAATAAACGATAAAAGCATGACTGCTTTCCATTTATTTTTTCTCAATTCTTTTTTTCTCGTAAAAAGAATAAATAATACACAAGTCCACCAAAGAAGTTCAAGTATTACTAATGTGGCAGTTCCGATTATTAAATTATTCATTCGCTATCAATGTTATGTGGCTTTTTCGTGTTTTATTATCGTTCTTTGGGAATACCTTTAAGAGATAACCCTTCATAAGACGCAACATGGCACGATTTCCCTTTTTTGGTTCTAAAAAATCTCCATCGAAAAATGAGGAACCAAAAGTAGTTATGGCCTTTGAAGGTGACTTACGATATAATGTAGGCCACAGAAGCCCATTCACTATGATTGCAGGTTTGTCGGATATTGTAAATGAAACAAATCAGTTAAGAGATGACTCTAACTTTGATAATGACTTTTATCTTTTTGACGAAATGCTTAAACTTGACCCCGAACTTAATGGTGCAGTGCGTGCAGTATCGCTAACTGCTAACAATTATACAATCAATTGGCGCAGCGCAAAAAATGCACGAATTAGAAATGCTTTACAAGAAATGATTGATAAAATAGATTTTGATGATATTCTTATTAATGCTATGAGAAATCTTATGGTTTATGGAAATGATGTCAATAAACTTGTAGGAACAAGCCGTGAAGGTATAACTGATGTGCAAAACTTACCGATAGGTCAAATTACAATACTTGACGATAGAAATAGAACTGCAACTGCTGATGAAAATGACCCTGTTATCGAACCGCAAAGGTATTTTTTGCGTGAAGGAGAAACAACAATGCAAGAGTTTCCATCAGACGAAATATTGCACATACGCATGGATTACAGAAGTAATTGGTTCACAGATAACGAAGCAAGAATAACTTACGGTATTTGGGGTTCATCCCGTTTTACAGCACTAAAGCAAGCCATTCGTGCAAAGTATAATAGTATTAACAACAGAATTGCTATTGAAGATGCAATGACAAAACAATTTATTACAATTGATATGGAAGCAGTAAAGCACATACAAAACCCCGATGAGCAAAGAGATAGACTGCTTTACATTATGAATCAAGTAATTGACACAATGGAGTCGCTTCGTGGCGACCAAGTGCCAATTTTCCCAGACTATGTAAAGATACAACATATAGACCAAAGAAGCGCAATACCCGACACAACATCATTCCTTGACAATGTAAATGCAGACATTGCAGCAGTTTTACAAGTGCCACGCACAGCAGCCGGTCAAGAGAAAGGTAGCACTTTTGCGGCATCTTATACTGCAAACTTATGGGCAAGCAATGCAATTCGACGCATACAAAGCATTTTGCGACAGTCTGTAATGGAATTATTTTCTGCGCACTTAAATTTGTTAAAAATTAACCATGTAAAATCTGACTTACCTGACCTTGTGTTTGAACCAGTTGATGAAGAAACTCGTCTTGACAAAATGCGTCGAGCCACATTAGGGTATGATGCAGGCGTATTAACGCTAAATCAAGCCCTTGATGTTGTTGCGCTTCCTGTCGAAGAAGGCGCAGATACCAGAAAAGAAGGCGGAACAAGAACACCAACTGGCGAATTGCCGAGAGAAGGTGAAATGTGATGTCTGACGATGTGTTAGAGTTTAGAGTTGAAAGTCTTGAAGAAGATGTAAAGGACTTAAAAACTCTTTCTGCGCAAATTGTAAAAGCGCAATCAAAAGCAGAAGCAAGGCTTGCTGGACTTGAAGGAGAATTGCGCATTCAGAATAAAGTTTTACAAGAAGGCTTTGATTTGATTAAAAAAGTAATGTTAACAGGTATAGGATTTATTAGTATAGTAATTACTGGTAGTCAAATGGTAATTTAATAATAATGATTAAAAGACACACATACAGTCGAAAAATCATGGGTAGTGCTAACTCTCGCTCAAAGAGTATGTCATTCAACGATAGAATGGTAAAACGCACTGTTTTGCCTGCAATTTATCTTTGGTTACTTTCTTGTGGTGCAGTTGTTGGTATGGGTATATGGAAACCCGATGTAGTTTTGATGAATCTTGATGGATTTATCGCACTTATTGCTATTATTGGTGGAACTGCTGCGCCTGCGCTACAAACTGTTTTGCGCATGTGGGAATCAGAACAAACCCAAGAAGTTGATAATATACCAACTGAACAAAAACATCAAAGAGAATTAGAGCAACAGCATCAAACTCATACAATGAAATTAGAAAGCCTTGCTCAAGAACACGAACACAAAATCCATACTTTACAACAATCGCACGAACATGAAATGTGTAAAGGCGATACTAAAAAAACTAAGTGATTATTATGCCCGACCCTCGACCTACTGAGAGTAAAGATGACTTTATGTCCCGTTGTATGGGAGATAATAAAATGGTTGACGAATTTGGTAATCCACAACAAAGGGCTGCGGTATGCAATTCTTATTTTGAAAAAGGAGTTGAAGCAAAAATGGAAGATTATATTTTTTCAACTCCCGAAGGCGCACGCAAAAAATCTATGGAAATTGGTTTTGGTGGAGAAATACATGAGTCAAAAATGGCAGACGGCACAATTATGTATTTTCCCGCAAAAACAGAAAAAGAGTTTATCGAATGGTATCGTAAAAATGACCCCGATGCTGAACAAGAATTAAGCGCACTACAATATGGAAGGCCGGGTAAAAATGACCCTCGTAAGACTCCCGCTAAACCAAGTGAGCGCAAAAAAGGGTCAAAGAAAAATAAACCGGGTTCTGCTAAAAAACCTAACAAAAATATTCAAGTTAGTAAGGAAACCGAAGCCCGATTGCGCAAAATGATGCAAGAGCATAACAAAAAAGTCGAAAAGAAAGGTAAAGGCTCAAAGGCTACTATGGGTAGGTTAAAGTCTGTCTTTCGTAGGGGTGCTGGTGCTTTTAGCCGTAGTCATGCACCAAACATGTCAAGAACAGGTTGGGGAATCGCAAGAGTCAAAGCCTTCCTTTATCTTTTGCGAAACGGAAGACCAAGCAACCCAAATTACAAGCAAGACAATGACTTATTGCCTAAGTCTCACCCCAGAGCAAGTGAAGATGGAGAAGACTATGAAGATTGGGATGGAGTTGAGTTTGAAGGCGCAGAATATCAAGGTCGCAAAGTAAAACTTAACAAACCATTTAGAACACCTAAAGAAAAAAAGAAGTTTGCAGTTTATGTTCAAAATGAAAAAGGTAATGTCATTATAGTAAGGTTTGGCGACCCTAATATGGAAATCAAGCGTGATGACCCAAAAAGACGCAAAGCATTCCGTGATAGACATTCTTGTGATACTGCTAAAGATAAGACTACTCCCCGATATTGGTCTTGTAAAATGTGGGAAAGAGACAAGTCAGTGACAGATTATACAAGTAGCGAATTTAATAAATCATCCAAAAACTCACATACAGTTATGGGCTGTGGTTGTGGCTGTAATAGTTGTGATGATGTAAAAGCAGACGAACATACTGTGCCTGCACCTTCTAATGATGAAACTCATGATGAATTTATGAGTCGTTGCACACAAATGGGCTTTAGCAGTCAAGAATGTATGAAGGCGCATGAAGGACATAATTTCAAAGAAGAAGCATCTTATCATACAGATGGTGAATGCAGAAGCGGATATGAAAAGAAAAATGGTATGTGTGTTAAAGTAGCATTTGAATTAGATATTGATGATATTTCTGTTGATGATATGGTATTACAAGCAGATACAGGAGAATATATTATTGCTATATCCGGTATTGCATTTCATCAAGGCGTAAATAAAAATGGTTGGGAAATAACCAGAACTGGCGCAGATTTAGCAGTTGCGCAAATGGTTGGTGCAGATTTAACATTAAATCATCCGACTTCTGAAAATGGTCGCTTTAAGCGTAATATGAATGGCGGAGTCGAAGAAGCAGTTGTTGGATTTGTTACTGAGGCATCTGTTGTTGACAAATTTGGAGGCTCTTGGGAAGTTCGCTTCAAAGCAGAAGTTCACCGCAAAGAATTGTTTGAGGCTCTTGAATCCGGTCTTTGGTTAAGACAAGGGTATGGAGTATCTATTGGTGGTAGTGGCATTCCCGATGATATGGTTGAAGCAGAAGATGGCAGAATGATTATGACCTTTGAAAGCGATTTTCAATTTGACCATCTTGCTATTGTTCACAAGCCTGCTTACTCCGGCGCAAAGATTGAAAGCGTTTCAAGGGTAAAAATGGCCGAATCTTCAGAATCTTTTATTAATCATATAGATTCTGTGCCTTCTATCGCAACGGAGAGAAACCCAATGTCCGAAGAAATTATTGCATCCGAAATTAGCGAAGAGGAAGTTGTTGAAACTCCTATCGCTGAAGAAATTGATTATTCCGCAGAAATTGAGGCTCTAAAGGCTTCATTGGCAGAAAAGGAAAGCGAGTTGGCTGAAATCAAAGCATCTGAAGAAGCAAAGGTCGAAGAAGCAAGACTTGCTCTTGTTGAAAAGGCAACAAAAATGGGAATTGCAGGCGTTAATGATTTGCCGGCAGAAACCATTGAATCAATTATTGCATCCTTTGAAGCAAAAATCCCAACAGAAGAAGTAAAGGAAATGACACCAGTTGCTTCAAATGTTGAGGCTACTGAAAGAGTCGAAAAGACAACAGAAGTAGTCGCTAACTTCCTTAACAGAAAAAGACTTGAAACTCCCGTTGACATTTATGCAAAGGCATATAACGCATGGGCTAAGGCTTGGAACCAAACCTTGTCTGCATCTGAGC